TACCTTTAATCTAAGTCATTAAAAAAAAGTTGCATACCGCACACTTAGTAGTGTATAATCTTAACTATTAGACGTAAGACGTTTGATTCGTCAACAACGGAGAGTATAATGCCAGAAGAAAAAGAAATTGAAGTAGCAGATCAAGATGATGGTGGGTGGAATAAAATTACTGTACCATCTGGTTCGGACATGGAAGTTGAAGTTGAAGAAGAAAAGGTTGAGGAAGTTCAAGCTAAACCTGAACCTGAACCTGCTCCTCCTCCACCAAAACCAGATGAACCTGAGTTAGAAGGAATTGAAACTCAGGGTGCAGAAAAAAGAATACGTAAATTGATTCGTCAACGTAAAGAACGTGATGAAGAAATTAATAAGTTGATGGAACATAATAATCAACTTCAGTCTAAACTAAATACAAAAGAAACTGAAGTTGCTTCAAATGTTAAACAGAATATTGAACTAAGTTCAAAACAGGTTGAGGATAAAATTGAATTAGCTAGGGCTGCATACCTTAATGCTTTCGATGGTGGAGATAAGGAACAGCTTCTATCGGCACAGGAAATTTTGAATCAAGCCCAATTTGAAAAACAAAAGATTGAAGATGCACGGACTGCCTTTGATCAATATGAAACTACACAACAGAACCAACAAACGGTTCAACAACAACAAGAACAATTTCAACCTGAACCTAAAGCAATGAGGTGGGCATCTGAGAATGATTGGTTTGGTCAAGATCAGATAATGACTTACGGAGCTTTAGAAATTGATAAACAATTAAAAGAAGAAGGGTACGATCCTTCTGAAGATGATTTCTATGTAGAAGTGAATAAAAGACTTCAGGATACATTTCCTAATAAGTTTTTAGGAAATACTGAGGAACAAAATTCACAACCCCGTCAGCAGGAAACGTCACCTGCTCAAGTGGTCGCTGGAACGTCACGCTCACCTAGCACTTCTAGTAACCGTAAGGTTAAGTTAAGTCAAGAAGATATTCGACTTGCTAACAAATGGAAGATACCACTTGAAGTATATGCAGCAGAGAAGCTCAAAGTTGATAAAGCTGAAGGCGAATATACTAATGTTGCAACCAATAAGCGTGGAGGACAATAATCATGGCACGTACAGAATCACGTAGTTCACAAGTTAGGGAAAATCAAACTAGAGAAGAAGTCTATACTTTTGAAGAGGAAGATGCACTAGCAATACCAGAAGAGGTAAAAGCTAGGTTTCTAAATCAGGGTATGGTTCTTCGTTGGATACGGGTCCAACTTCGGGGTGCAGATGACTATCAAAATGTCGGTAAGCGTCAACGAGATGGATGGGTGTTCGTAACACCAGATGAAGTCCCTGAAATGTCAACAAGCTCCATCGTGAAGGAGGGAGGTCGCTATGCAGGTACAGTTGTACGGGGTGATGTAGCCCTAGCAAAAATGCCTGAAGGTCGTGCAATAGCGAGAAGGGAGCACTATGAGAATAAAGCTAACGAATTAATGAATGCTGTAAATAGCCAGTTAATGAGTAACAATGATTCTCGTATGCCCATTTATAATAATAGTAAGTCAACTGTATCTAGGGGAAAGAGTCCTAAGTTTCAGGACTAATACTCTAGGATGATTATGGAAGGAGAGAACTAAAATGGATACTAAAGTTTCCGTCTTAGGTGGATTCCGTCCTGCACGTAATTACGGTTCTACGACTAACAGTACTGGTATGAAGATACTTCCAATTGCTTCGGGTGATGCCCGTAGCATTTTTAAGGGTGATCTTGTAAAAGTGAGCCTTGGTAATATCGAACCAGTTAGTGCTGCTGCTGATTATGCAGTAGGTGTATTCCAGGGTGTATACTATGAGAGTGATGGTGTACCGACTTGGAATCAGTACTGGCCCGCAAATACATCGGCTACGAATATTCAAGCCAATGTTATTGCTGACCCTGATATGACGTACAACATTATGGCTGATGCCTCGTGTAGTTCGGGAGATATCTACCTAAACTTTGCACTGACTCTGGGTGCTGGTAATACCGCTACAGGTATTTCAGGCTTTGGGTTGAAAGCTTCAACACGGACTGCTGCTACGGCTCCACTTAAAGCTGTAGGGGTAGAAGACATCCCTGGTAATGACATTGATGTGGCTACGGAACGTGCGTTCCCGATTATGACAGTTAAGATTCTGCGTAATGAAGTAGCTATGTATGATGTTGCTTCCAGTGTTGTTGGTCCTATTTAAGAGGGAGGATAGAAAATGGCTATTTCAAGAGCTAGTATTGCCAAAGAACTTCTCCCTGGTCTTAATGCCGTATTCGGTCTTGAGTACGGGGAAGTCAACAATGAACATGAGGCACTCTTTGAGGTCGAAAATTCTGATCGTGCTTTTGAAGAGGAAGTAATGTTCACTGGCTTCGCAACCGCACCTGTAAAAGGGGAAGGTTCCGCAGTCAGCTACGATACGGCACAAGAAACCTACGTTTCTCGTTATACCAATGAAACGGTGGCTCTTGCATTTGCAGTCACAGAAGAAGCTATGGAAGACAATCTTTATGATACGTTCTCCAAACTTCGTGCTCGTGGTCTTGCTCGTGCAATGGCAAACACCAAACAGGTAAAAGCTGCTGACGTTTTCAATAACGGTTTCAGCACGGCCCCTGCTTATATTGGTGGTGATGGTGTAGCTTTCTTCAGTGCTTCGCACCCAACCGTATCGGCTAGTATACAGTCTAACCTAGCTGCCGCTGCCGACCTTTCGGAAGCTGCACTAGAAACCATTATTACGAATGTTCAGAAGATCAAAGATGATCGTAACATTCTTATTGGTGCTAATGCTGTATCATTGCATATCCCACCTGATCTGTGGTCAACTGCTGATCAGATTCTCCACTCGCCAGGAACGACTATTGCTGGTGGAACTGGTGATGGAACGTATGCCCAGAATAACATTAATGCTATTCGTCACATGGGTATGATTCCAGAAGGGTTCATGGTGAATCGCAGGTTTACGGATACCAATGCGTACTTCATTAAGACTGACGTACCGAATGGTGCTAAAATGTTTGTGCGTGTTCCGCTACAAACTAAGATGGAACCTGACTTCGACACAGGTAATCTCCGCTTCAAGGCTCGTGAGCGTTATAGCTTCGGGTTCTCTGACTGGCGCAGTTACGTGGGTTCGGCTGGTTCTAGCTAAGACCTATAGGAGAGGAGGGGGTGTAATAACCCTCTCCACTCTATTTTAATGAAGGGAACAACATGGCTACAAATATTAAAACTGCAACGGTTACAGGAAGTGGACAACTTGTAGACTTTTCGACATCAACTGTTCCTACTACCGCTACGGGTGGACTAGGTACGGCTATTGCTGTAGGTACTCGTATTCTTGGGATTACGGCTGCTGTTACTGGTACGTGTAATATTACGGATACTTATACTTCTGTTAATACCGAAAAGACCCGTACTCGTATTAAGTTTGCTGGTGATCGGGATACATACTTTGGTGAACAGGGTGTAAAGTTTAAAGGTAAGATTATGGTATCGGCTCCATCTTCTGCTTCTGTTGTTATGGTATTCTATGGTTAATTATGCCTGATTATGATTATTTGATTACGGATGTAAAAAATACGGCAGAGAATGATGGTACGGAATTTGCAGAACAATTACCAAAGATTGTTAATAAGGCAGAAAATAAACTTACTACTGACTTAGACGATCATGGGTTGACCGTATATACATCTATAGCAATCGCATCAGGTAAGGCTATTGTTACAATTCCTAGTGGTACTCGTATCGTTAGGAATTTCTCCATGACTCAAGATGGGTCAAGGAAGAATATGTTATTGCGTACAATGGAGTTTGTGAATGACTTCTGGCCTGTCAGTGCTAGTACGAGTGCTCCAATCTATTATGCTTATAGAGGTAATACCGAGATAAGGATTGCTCCCACTCCAGCATCTACACATAATGGTGAGATTATGACAGTGGTTAGACCAACTACTCTTACCTCTACTGGTACAACTTCAAATTACTTTACAGATTTTTGTTATGATGCTTTGTTCTCTGCCTGTATGGTAGAGACTTGTTTGTTTATGAAAGATGCTACAGCTACTCAATTATGGGAGGCTCAATATCAGTATCATATTAATGCTTTGCGTAATCAGGCACGTAGGACTAGACAGGATGATATGGCTGTTAATGCTAGTCCTGCTGGTGGTCCTGATACTCTTATAAAGGGATCAACGTAATGGCTATTAGTAGGTCTAGTATTGGTAAGGAGATTAAAATGGGAAAAAATAAAAAAGTAAGTGCATATAAAAAGGGTAAACAAGTAGATAGATATAATGTTCAAAAATCCCTACCTGTAAAAGTTTTTAAAAAAGGTAAATATAAACCTGGAAAAACTGGAGCAATGGAAGCCCAGAATTGGTTATTAGGAAATGTCGAAAGGGCGTATGGAGATGAAAAAGTACGTAGACCTGTAACCGATACTGAGCGTTTACATAATAAACTTTTAAATTTAAAGAAAAAGAAAAAAGTTCAAAAGAAAAAAGCAGGTGGAATGATTTTAGATTCTAAATTTGTAGCTTCATTTTATGACTAAATGGTACAAAGATGTCTAAAAAGAAACTTAACATTAAAAAAGCAATTAAAAAACCTGGAGCTTTACGTGCAGCATTAGGAGTTAAGAAGGGTAAAAAAATTCCTGCTTCTAAATTAAATGCTGCTGCTAAACAAAAAGGTAAGATGGGACAAAGAGCAAGGTTTGCTAAAACACTTAAAAAGTTAAATCGGAGGAAATCATAATGCCTACTAAAGAAGCACTCTATAAAGATTCAGACCTTCCTGTGGCAAAGCCAACAGGTCAGGGATTTGGTGCAGCACATACAGGTCCAGCAGTTCACGGTCCTATTCATGCAGTCTGCGATTATGAATATTCTCAAGGAGAAAGTTTTCCTATTGATAAGCATACGGCTTATAAGAGGGAGGGAAGTTAAATGGTTGTTCAAACCCTAGCTTCTAAAGCAGCCCAAGCTGCTGCTAAACTTCTTAAGAAACCATCTGTTATGGTTGATGATACTGCTAAGTTTGCGGGAGAGTTTGGTAAGAAAAATGCTGTTAAACATCTCGGTGCAGAACGAGTAAAAAAAGCAGAGAAAGCTATAGCTAAAAGAGGAGAAAAGAAAAAGAATAAAAAGAAAAAACCTCCTTCTAAAAAGAAGTTTAGTAAAAAAGATTTAAAGAATATGAGTAAAGAAGAACGTAAAGAATTTAGTAAGTTAAGAAAACAACAAGCAGCAGATGAAAGAGGAACCGCTAGTGGGGGTTCTTCCTCTGGTGGATCACGTATTGAAACTTTAATGCGACCTGGACGAGTTACTCAACGTACTCCTGGCAAACCTGCCAAACTTCTTAAACGATCTAAACGCATAGCTGTAGAAGACCCACGGGGAGCACTTAAATCTAAATCTAAAATGTTTAGTGATGAAGATATGAAAAATTTAGAACCCCATGAGTTACGTGAAGAACAGATGCGCCCTATGCCTACAGGTACAGCCGCTCAAACTTTTGATATGATGCGGGGTAAGGGAATGAGTAAATCTCAAATGGATGAGATAGAGGATATGCTTAAAAGTGGGGCTATAAGCCTTGATCGTAAACACGGTGGTAAAGTTAAAAAATATAACCGTGGTGGTAAAGTTGGTTCCCCCCGTGGAGCAGGTAAAGCTCTACGTGGTTGGGGTAAAGTTAGTAATTCGTAAAGGAGAAAAACAATGTTAGGAAAAGTTGCAGCTAAATTAGCTACAAAAATACGGGGAAAGAAAAAGCCTAAAGCCCCTCACCCAAGTACACTGGATAACTCAGAAAATTTAAAAATTCTTGCCGAACGTAAAAAAGCAGGTCTGACTCCAGATGGTAAACCAAAACGTAAAGGTAAGAAAAGAAAGCCTGATACAAAAAAACAGACTGCTGCTGGTAGACTAGCGGCAGGGGCAGGGGATATGTCGGAACCTGGAGGTTCTGGGAAATTTCGTGCAGGTCAAAAAGCTAGGCGATCTAGTTCAGCTACTACTTCTAATCAAGCTATGTCAACTGCGGAATCAGGTAGATTAGCTAGAGGAAAAGCTGCACGAGGTTCTAAAGCATTTTATGATCAAGCTGTAAAAGATAAAAAAGCAGGGAAAAAATTAACTGCTGCCCAAAAAGATACTTTGGAAAATTATAATAAAGAGATGCGTCCTGCTTCTCCTAAAAGAAAAGTATCTAAGAAAAAAGCTGAAGCTGCTGCTCAATTAAAGAAATATGCTAAGGGTGGAAAAGTAGCTTCTGCTGATTGGATGCAAGGACTTTCACAAAAAGAAATTGATGAGATTCTAGGTAATCCTACTCGTGATGCAAGTGGTGTAAAACGACATACGAAACGTAAAAAGAATAAGCCACATAAAAAGAAAGTAGTTATGAGAACTGCTAAAGCAGGAGGTAAAGTTATGAAAAAAGCTGGTGGTGGTAAGATGAGTCATGTAGGTTTGTATCCTGCTGAAGAGTCTCGTTCAGGTACGATGTCTGAAATGAAACGTGCTAAAAACATGAAGAGTGGTGGTAAGGTTAAAAAGTATGGTCACGGTGGTCAAGTAAAACATAATACAAGTCGTGAGAATCGATTAGAAGAACTTGGTCGAGTTGACGCAGAAAAAGCCTATACCAAAAAGGGTAAAAGTAATCTACGTTCAGAAAAGAAGCGTATTGTTAAAGAACTTAATGGTAATGATTTTGTCGCTCGACATTATGATTGACATTATCTTTAATGCTTATCTTGTAAGATATGTAGATATTATAACTCTAGGATTTATTTGTTAGATGCCTTTTAAATCTAAAAAACAACAAGACTTTTTAAAGATAAATAATCCTGAAATTTACAGGAAGTGGAAAAAGAAGTATGGTACTAAGATTAAAAAGGTAACAAAAAAGAAAACTGTTAAAAAGAAGAAGTAAAACTATGGGGGCTGTAGTTATTATTTAATAAAAATTATGAAGGAATAGTTATGAGAATATTAGGAATACTATTAAGTACGTTTATACTAATAGGATGTGAAACTACACTCCCTGTAGAAGCTAAACAACCCGTAAAAAAGATTCAGGAGAATGAAGAAAAATATAGAACAGGTATAATGACAATGTCATGTCTTGAATTAGATGCAGTTCTACATATAGCAGAAAGTGATAGAGTATCATTAAAGGCTGTACAATCTAAATTAAGAAAGTATGTTGAATTAGGACAGTGTGGAATACATAAACCTAGAATACCTGTTTTACTAGAAACTTTAATTGATGAATATGTAGATTTTATGGGAGTTGAAAGTCAAGTATGGAAAGTAAAAGATTTAGAGTTGTGGACAATACTTGCTAAAGATATAAAAGTATATGAAAAACGTAAAAAAGAATATAAAAAGACACCTAGTACATCTATTTAATAAGGACATATTATGGCACTCTCAGGTACATATGCATTTGACTTAGATATTGATGCTGTTATTCAAGAGGCCACTGAGATGATTGGTGGTGGGGAAATTCTTGGACATGAACCTGCATCAGCACGTAGGTCACTTAATCTATTAATAACAGACTGGCAGAATCAAGGGATACTTCTTTGGTCTACAGATGTTAGTACAATTAATGTAGCAGTAAGTACAACTACATATGATCTGAGTAGTGCTACTATTGATGTTATGGAAGCCGTACTTAATAGAGATAATACTGATCTTCAAATGACACGTATATCCTTTGAAGAATATTTAAAGATACCAACTAAGGGTCAGACAGGTAGGCCATCACAGTACACTGTTAAACGTAATCAGAGTTATCCTACTATGTATGTTTGGCCTCTACCAGAAAATTCTACAGATGTTATTAAAGTAGAACGCATAGGGTTTCTTCAAGATATAAATAAATCTGCTAGTCAAAATGCAGATATACCTCGTAGGTTTCTCCCATGTTTAACTACAGGATTAGCCTATTATATGTCAATGAAAAGGCCAGGAGTTGATGCTAATAGAATAGCAATGTTAAAAGCTGTTTATGGAGAACAATTTAAAAATGCTATGGAAGAAGATAAAGAAAGAGCAAGCCTATATTTTAAACCTAAGTTAGGTTATGTTTAATGGCTAATAATAAAAATGCTGTAGCTATCTGTGATACGTGTGGTTTCAGATACCCACATAGAGTAATGCGACTAAATAGTTATGGAATGTTAGTTTGTCCAACAGATTGGGATGGTGCTTTTAACTTAGTTAATAGTCCTCAAAATAAATCTCCTGATGTACGAGATGATGAAAACATTCGTAATCCAAGACCAGATGTAAACTTAGTTTTCGATACTTCTTGGAATACAAATACAAATCAATGGGAAGCTGAAACTAGACGGTGGGATTCGATATGAGCACAAAGTTAACAGGTAAACAAATATCAAATACATATAACCAATTACTAAAAGTTAATGTATCTACTAATACTGGAATTACTTCCGATCTTCAAACTATTCAGTCTGGAGATGCTACTAATAGTGCCTTACAACTTTCTCAAAGTAGGGTAAATATTAATGGAACATTTGCTTTAAATGGTACAGACTTAACTGCTGACGCTTCTGCTTTAAATGCTATAACTGATCTTTCAGGAGTTACTGGTATAGTAGCTATGAATGGAGGATCAGCAACAGGTAGAACATTAACGGCTGGAGATGGTATTACGATTAGCAATGGAAATGGTGTAGCTTCTAATCCAACTATTGCAGTTAGTTTAGCAGGTATCCATGTATCTACGTCTTCTGGTCATTTTACTGGTAATGTTACTGCTGCTGGCTTTTATGGTCCTCTTGTAGGAAATGTTACAGGAAATATTGATGGAGCTACAGGAGCTTTTAGTGGCACAGTTAGTGCAACTAATGTTCATTCTGTTAGTATTAATAGCACTCGTTTAGTAGCTGGCACAGGAAGTTTCACAACTAAAGTATCTGGTGTTGCAGCAGAGTTTAGTGGTAATGTTTCCGTAGGAGCTTCTATATATGCTGCTGGTGCAGTGTATACAGGTACAGTAAGTGCTGGATACTTTGTAGGGGATGGATCAGGATTAACTAATGTTCCATCAGCCGAAGGTGGAACTATGAAGACCCTAGTAAGTGGTCCTGGTATGGCCTTTACTGTAGGAGGTTCTGCTGCTACAACTATTTCAGTTAGTGGTGTTATTGGTCTAGCTGCTAATCAAACTTTTGGAACAGTATCAGTAGGAACTATAGCTGTAACTGCTGGCTTATCAGTTCCTTCTGGTAGTGCAGCTACTTTTGGTGTACCTATATCTGGAACATCAGCAGTATTTTCAGGAGATGTTTCAGCGGATAATGTTTATGCTGCCACACAAATGTATGTAGGAGGGGTGGCTGTTCCTGATGGGGCTGCTCTTACATCTATCAATACTGTATTAGCTGCTACATCTTCTGCACTAGCAACGAGTATAGGTAACAGTAATAGTGCTATAACATCTATTAATACAGTTCTTGCGGCTACATCGTCTGCTCTAGCTACTAGTATAGGCAATAGAACTTCTGCCATTACTTCTATTAATACAGTTATAGGTACAGTATCAGGAGCATTAGCTGCTAGTATAGGAAATAGTAATACAAATATTACTACTAATACAAATGCTATTACTTCTATAAATAGTGTTATAGGTGATGGTAGTGGGTTTGTAACAGATTCAGAATTAGCTACAGTCTCAGCCGCTTTAGCTGCTAGTATAGGAAATAGTAATACAAATATTACAAATAACACATCAGCTATAACTTCTATTAATACTGTAGTAGCTGATGTATCATCCGCTCTTGCAACCAGTATTGCTAATAGAACTTCTGCAATAACATCTATAAATACTGTGTTAGCTGCTACATCATCAGCATTAGCTACTAGTATTGCTAATAGAACGTCTGCTATTACTTCTATTAACACAGTTATAGGAACTGTTTCTAGTGCTCTTGCAACCAGTATTGCTAATAGAACGTCTGCTATTACCTCTATTAATACTGTCATAGGAACTGTTTCTAGTGCGTTAGCTACTAGTATTGGTAATCACTTACCTTTAACGGGGGGAACACTTACGGGGATAGTATCAGGTACAGATATTTATGTAAGTGCAATTGCTATTGGTGTAAATAGTTTACTAGGTAAGGACTTACATATTGAAGCAGCAGCGGTAGCAGATATTGTAAGTTTAACTGATGGTGCTAATATTTCTGTAGACTTTAATGCAGGACAAAACTTTCATTTAACTTTAGCAGGTAATAGAACATTAGATAATCCTACTAACTGTGTTCCAGGTCAGGTAGGAAGTATATTTATTGTACAAGATGGAACAGGAAGTAGAACACTAGCTTATGGAACTTCATGGGAATTTATAGGAGGTACTGCTCCTACTCTAACAACAGATGCAGCAGCAGTAGATCGTTTAGATTATATAGTTCGTACCTCAACAGCAGTTCAATCTATTTTATCACAAGGATATAGTTAATGGTATTTAGTAATAATCTGTTAATGGGTGCAGCAGCAGCCGCAACAAGTGGTGATAGTCCAGGTTATGTGCCAGCAGGAGCAATGTGGTTTGATAAAGCTAATCTTAGTTATATGAGCAAACTTTTTACTGCTTCTCCTACAGGAGCAGGTAGGAAGTGGACTTTTTCTGTTTGGTTAAAAAGAACAGGAGAATTTACTAGTGGACAAGATCAAGGCATTCTTATTGGGCATCGTACTCAAACTAAAGATGTAGATTGGACTGATTCAATTAAGTTTATAACTAAAGAAATGGGGATAGTATGGGATGTAAAAGGAGGTACTAGTTCTTCATGGGTAGGATTACCAATGATGCGTGATCCTACTTCTTGGTTTAATTATTGTATAGTATGTGATACTACCCAAGCTGTAGATTATGATCGGTGGAGAGTTTTTCTTAATGGTAAACGAATAGAAGAAACTTATGGTACTGCTACATACCCTTCTCTAAATGAAATTGGTAAAGGAATTACAAACAACTTAGGGTATCACGAAATTGGTCGGATGGGTTATGCAGGGTATACTCCACTAGCAGGTTATTACTATAATGGTTATATGTCAGAACTAATTTTGTTAGATGGATATGTCGGTAATCCTACTGACTTTGGTGAAGTTGATAGTAATGGAGAATGGCGTCCTATTGATCCTTCATCTGTTGTTAGTTCTAATAAAGGTAATAATGGTTTTCACCTAGACTTTGCTGATTCATCAGATTTAGGTAACGATGTTAGCGGTAACAATAATGACTTTACCCTTTATAATATAACGTCAGCTAATTATGCAAAAGATCGACCAGCGGATGATGTTAGTAATAATATAGGAAATTATGCAACTTGGTCATTAGCAAACACAGATAGTAATGTAACTTTATCTTTAGGTGCTCAAGTAGCGGAACAAGATAATACAGCCGCATACAAAGCGTCACTTGCAACAATAGGTGTTACTAGCGGAAAATGGGTTTGGGAAGTACATCATTCTGGGACTTCTCCATTTGCAGGATGGTCACAAGATGGGATTGCTGGTGATTCATTAAGTTTTTCGCAGATAACAGGTCGGGGGGATACCATCGCTGGTACAGCAGGATTTGATTACCTTCTTTCTGGTACTAAAATTCGTAAATTTTTTGATGGGACATTTACAGATAACTTTGCCACAGGTGTTTCTCAACCTAGTGGTAATGCTCTCATGTATCTTCTTGATGCCGATGCAGAAACTCTAGCAATTAGGACTAGTAATACTACACATGGAACGGCTCAATCTATTAGTGGTATTACAAAACCTTATACACCCTATTGCGTTATTTATCAAGGAGGTTCTGTTGATCTTAAATTAGTTACTACTGAAAGTGATTTTGTAAACTCTGTTCCTGCTGGTGACTATAAAACTTTAAACACTGGTAATCTTCCAGAGCCTACAGTAAAAGATGGAGAAAAATATTTTCTTCCTATGGTCTATGAAGGTAATGGTGGAGGACAACGTGTAGGAAACTTTATACCATTTACCGATAGTCATGCTGTTGATAATTCTTGTTTGTTTGATGGATCATCAGATTATATGAATAAGACCTTTAGTACATCAGGAACTAATCGTAAGAAATTTACTTTTTCGTGTTGGTTTAAACTAGGCACATTAGGTGTTACTGAAACTTTATTAAGCTGTGATGATACTAGTAGCGATAATGAGTTTATGTTCTGGGTTGAATCAGGGGGTAATATTCGTATTTCCAATTATGTTGGTGGTTCTAATAAATTAAATTTAATTACACATCGACTGTTTCTTGATGTATCAACTTGGTATAATTTAGTTCTTGAAGCAGATAGTACACCTAGTACGCCTAGTATTTCGTCAATTAAACTTTACATTAATGGTTCTCAAATACCATCTTCTGGTTTTTCTACTGAAACCTATCCGACTCAAAATTTTGATTTTGCGTTAGGCGGTGCTTTTGATCATGAAGTAGGGCGATATGCATTATCAGATAATAATTTATGGAATGGATATATTTCTGAAATGGTATTTATTGATGGTACTTGTTACGATGCATCTTCATTTGGTCAGACAGACACCGCAACAAACCGTTGGATACCTAAAGATGTTTCAGGTTTAACTTTTGGGACTAATGGTTTTTATTTAGAATTTGAAACATCATCAAACTTAGGAGATGATACATCTGGAAATACAAATGATTTTACAGTAAATAATATAGTTGCTGCTAACCAAACAATTGATACTCCCACAAAGAATTTCGCTACACTAAGTCCATCTTTAACAAATGGTAATGGTGTAGTAAGTAATGGTAATCTTCATTTTACTGTTGGAACTACAAGTAACTCTGTAGCTGGATCAACAATTGGGGTATCTTCTGGAAAGTTTTATGGTGAGGCAAAATACACTAGTGGTTCAGCATTTGGGTTTGGATTCGGTTTTGCTAATAATGATAGTACTGTTATTAAATCAGGATCAGGCACTTATCTAGGGGAATCTGTTGATAGTTGGGGCATAAATGCTAGTAATGGTAATTTAACAAATAACGGAAGTATTGCCGTGTCTAGTTATGCTGGTGGTGCTTTAAGTAATGGTACTACTTATATGTGGTGCTTAGACATGGATAACGGTAAATGGTGGGCAGGTAATGCTGATACAAATACATGGTTTACTAATGGTAGTGTAGGAAACCCTGCTACCGGAGCTAACCCAGGAGTACTAGGTCTAGGTGGTACTATACATATTTGTGCTTCGGCATATAATGGTGATGCAATTACAATGAACTTCGGTCAAACAACACTTGTAAATGCTTCAAACATTCCTACTGGATTTAAAGTTCTTAATCAGGATAACTTAGCAGAAAGTACTGATGGTATTACAGGATTTTCTTGGATTAAGAATCGGGATGCTACTGATAATCATATATTACAAGATCGTGTAATGGGTATTTATAACTATATTTCAAGTAATGTTAGTGACCTTCAAGCTACAGACGCCAACTCTGTTCAAAAATTTTTACAACAGGGTGTTCAAATAGGAAACATGAATGCTGTTAATACTGCTGCTGAATCATACGTTCTTTGGCAATGGGCAGCGAATGGTACAGGAACATTAAATGAATTAGGTAGTATAGATTCTTATGTATCTGCTAATACCGATGCTGGTTTTAGTATTGTAAAATACACAGGAACAGGTTCAGCAGCAACCGTAGGACATGGACTTTCTTCTTCTCCATCTGTTATTTTTAATAAAACTTTAGGGTCTGGTTCTACCGATCCGAACTGGCAGATTTATCATGTTGGAATGGGTCCGACAAAAGCCATGTTTTTAAATACAACTGGTGGACCTGCTACAAGTAGTACTTACTGGAATAATACAGCACCTACAACAACAGCACCATTTGTATTTTCAATTGGAACTGATAGAGATAGTGCAACTGATTATATAAACTACTGTTTTGCAGAAGTAGAAGGATACTCTAAATTTGGAACTTATACAGGAAATGGAGATGACGATGGTGCTTATGTTTATCTTGGATTTAAACCATCATGGGTAATGATTAAAAGACAAGAAGCTGGCTATGCGTGGCATATTCAAGATGAAGCTAGATCAATATATAACCCAACAGCATTAGGTATTAATGCTAATGATACTGGGGGAGATAGTGCTACAACAGCTTATGATTTTACTGGGAATGGTTTTAAGCTCAGACGGTCGGGTGGTGGTTATAATGGTTCAGGTGCGTCCTACATATATCTAGCATTTGCGTCCAATCCCTTTGGTGGGTCTGGAGTTGGGCAAGCTAAAGCGAGATAAAAAAAATACATGGACCCAATTACTATAGCTGCTGCAATAGCTGCCACTAAAACTTTAGTAAAATCTGCTAAAGGTGTTCAGGAAATTGCTCATGGGTTAGATGGATTGTTTCAAGCAAAAGAACAACATGAGAATAATAAGGATCATAAAGCGGGTAACTCAATTGGTAGAAAAAACAAAAGTATACTACAAAAACGAGCTAGAGATGATGGATCAGAAACTTCGATGTCATCTGCGGCAGCAGCAGTAATTGAAAAAAAACAATTAGATCAACAACTTAGTGACCTTAAAGATGAGATAAATCGTAAATGGCCTACAAAGGCAGGGGAAAAATCTACTTGGGACTTAATATTAGAAGAACGTGAAAAAAGAATTGCTGACAAAAAAAAACGTGAGAAGCAAGAAAAGATAGAAGCAGAGGAACGTGCTGAACATAGAAAAGAAGTCTTAATTGAAATTGCCAAGGGGGTTGCGGTTATAATTATTGCAAGTGGAATTGGATGGTTTCTTTGGTGGGCAGCAACTAGTGGGCCAGCAGTGAGGTAATATGGAATTTGGTATTAGAGAACTTGTGCAATTTGGTACTTTACTAGCTTCTTTAGCTGGAGCTTTTGCTGTTGTTAAATCTCAGTTATCTAGAGTTATACAAGATATAGCAGCTATGCAAAAAGAATTGTATATTATAAATACTCGTATAGATCAAGCAGATGCAGATCGTGCAGTAATTAAACATCAGAATAAAATATTTGGTGGTATTTTATCACCAGGAAATTTAGAAAAGTTAAATATAAAAATTGCAGAACTACAAACAGAAATGAAAATTGTTCATAAAAATGTAGATAAATTACATAATATGCATAATGGGAAACATCCCAGTATTGATTAAAGGAGAGAAGAATGTTTGCGTTAGTAAAAGCTGGACAAGTTATTAAAGAATTAAGGGGAGGAGCACCCTATACAGATGAAGCTGGAACACAGTATCCTGCTAGTATCTTTTCTGTTTGGTCTACTGATGAATTAATTGCTATTAATATTTATCCAATTATTAATACCAGTAGTAATTTAGATTCTAAAACAGAAAGAGAAACTGGTACTTATGAATATACTATTAATGAAAAATCTGTTTCTAAACTTCAAGCTAAAAAAGATATACCTATTGATGATGTAAAAACTCTTGAAATTTCTATAGTAAAAAATAGCCAAAATGGTTCACTAAGTTCTACTGACTGGTACTACATTAGAAAAACTGATAAGGGTACGGCTATTCCTACAGATGTACAAAACTATAGAGATGCAATAAGGGTAGCAGGTGATAAGATGATATCGGATATTACGGCTGTAAGTGATAAAGCAGGTTTCCAAGCATTGTATCCTGTATGGGATGGAGATGGAAAGAATACTGGTGGATCATTAGGTGTTTGGCCTAATCCAGAAGATTATAATTTATAGGAGATAGGTAATGTCATCAACTTATACATCACGCATAAAACTAGAGCTACAAGCTGATGGCGAGAATGCTAACACTTGGGGTCAACGTCTAAATAATAATGTTATCCAACTAGTAGATGATGCCGTTGCAGCTTACACAACTATCTCAATCGGTAGTGCAAGTTATACTCTTACAAATAATAATGGTGCAACAGATGAAGCTAGAAGTGCTATACTAGAATTTACTGGAGTAGTATCTACTTCTATCAATGTTATTATTCCTAGTCAGTCTAAATTTTATTTAATACGAGATAAAACTACAAGAGCAAATGATGCCTCCTATGTGCTACAAACGGCTGGTAATGCAGGTGTAAGTCCTACTGTAAGTTCTCGTGGTGTTTATTTCTGCGATGGTACGAATATTCATACTCTTAATGCGGCTGGATTAGGACTTGGTACGGCAGCTTCTTTTAATGTAACTGATACATCTATTATGTGTTCTGCGAAAGTAGATTCGGCTGGAGGTGTAGATAATAGTACTGTTGTTAGTGTAGATGGTGTAACTACAAGTATTATAGCAGGATATACAATGCATGGTACTTCGGTTAAAGCTAGTACTCATGTGGTAAGTAGAGAAAGTGCTTCAGCTATTACAGTTAATGTTGCTCAAACATTAGCAGATGATACAGATTTAACATTTAAAAAGCCAGTAAGTGCTACTCAATTACCTGATGTGTCTCTTACTGACGCACGATATGTACGAGTATCTACGGCTAATACTATTAGGGGAGCTAAGATATATACTAGTATAGCTACCTTTAATGGTCCTGTAGCTACTCCTGCGGTAGCCGTTTCTTATCCTGGGTCATTAACTCTAGACTTTGCTACAGGTAATACTTTTATTGTAAGTCTATCAGCTAATAACTGTAGTGTTAATACACCGTCTAATGCTACGGCTGGTCAGTCAGGATCAATATATTTTATTCAGAATGTTTCAGGAGCACATACTGTTGCATTTGGGAATGCATGGAGATTTCCAGAAGCTAGTGCTCCATCTAATAGTACATCTGTAAGTGCAGTTGATCTTGTAGTTTATAATGTACGATCAGCTACTACTATTGATGC